GCAAAAGCAGTTGTTGATACTATATTTTCATCATCTGGATTTACTTATGAATCTAATTTCTTTACTTCATCATTCTTTGATCAATTATATCTTTTAACAACTTCAAACGATTTTAAAGGTGCATTTGCAAATACTCTTGTAACTCAATCAGCATACGCTTATGTAAGTCCATCACAAAGTATTGCTCCATCTCCGTCAGCAATATTTACTGATGTAACATTTAATAATGAGATATTTGATAATTCCCTTAGTTTTAATACTACAACGTATAGCTATACCGCTGCAACTACTGGGGTATACACAGTAGGAGTTAATTTACCTTTTACTCTTTCAAATTTTGGGGGATATTCTCCAACACGAAGAGCATTTATTAGAATGACCAAAAATGGATCCCAATTAACTGTTCCGTTTCAACTTGACTTACCTTATCAAACAAACGGAGTAATTGGTCTTAATCCTTTTCAATTAACTTTAAATGCTACTGATGTTATTAAAGTTCAAATATTATTTCAATCACCATTTGGAAGTGAACGCTTTAGAATAACTGCCGGAACACAATCATCTTTTAAGATTTTAGGACCCCCTACAATTGTTAATACTATTGTTAACATGGCAGATCAATTCCCAGATGATTTAAAAGTATTAGATTTCTTTAATAGTTTAGTTTCTAAATTTAATTTAGTAGTTGAACCTGTACAAAATAAACGTAATGTACTTAAAATCGAACCATTTAACGAGTGGGTAGATGCTGGAGAAACTAAAGATTGGAGCGATAAAGTAGATAGAAATGTTAAGTGGGAAATTAGTCACCCATTAAGTGAATCTCCTAAAAAATTAGTTTTCACTGATAAAATTGATCAAGATATAATTAATCAGTATCAAAACAAAACATATAAAAACATATTTGGAGGAAGAACTTATACTAGTGATAGTGATTTAACTGATGGTGAAAAGAAAATTGAAACCACATTTGCTGCTACACCAGTTAAAGTTATCCCTGGTTCTACAACTGTAGCAGTTCCTTGGTTATATAAACAAGAAGAAGGTAAATATGGACAACCATTTCAATTTGCGCCTCGTTTATTATTTAAACAAGAATTACAAACTGTAACCGCAACTGAAGCTCTCGGATTTTCTGGGAGTTTACAAGGATATTTTTATGTAAATGATGGTAATTCTACATTTCCTATTAATTATTATAGAACATTAGGTCCTAATACTACTAAAGTAGTTGATTTTAATACTGGATTTGATATTCATTTTGATAACATATCTTATTATCCTTATCAACAAAATTATATTCAAGGTAGAACTAGAAATGATGCTTATACTAATTATTGGTCATTTTATATTAATGAATTATATGATGTAGATACTCGTTTAGTAAAAATGAATATTGTATTGAATCCTGATGAAATACAAACATTACAACTAAACGATAAAATTTTTATAGATGGTCATTACTATCGAATAAATTATATCCAGGGAGCTAATCTAATTGAACGAAGTTCAGTTCCAGTAGAATTACTTAAAACATTACCTCGTAAATTAAAATATCCACGTCGTAGAATTTACACACAACCAAACATATATGTTGATGTAGTTCAAAATGATTTAAATGAGAATGGAGAAACAGGATATACTAATTATCAAACCGGATTACCTGTAACATCTTCAAATATTATTAATCAAGCATCTACTCGAGATGGAAATGCAGTATTTGAAAATTCAGTTGTTTGGGATACAACCAAAACCATAACTTACAATCCTAAAATTTCTCTTGTTGGAACAGCAAATTATGATGAATCATCAAATAACGTTTTAGTATTAGGTGATGCAGTTGAAGTTCCCCAAGCAACTAAAAACGTAGGTTTATTTAATCCTACTCATTATGATACTTCATCAGTTTATAAACCAAATACAGTATATGTTGGTGCCAATGTAGTTACAAGTAGAATGGCAACTGAACCTAAAGTTATTGATTTGGGTCAATTTCAAGATTATTATATTACAGGATCAGATAATCAATATCCATTCTATTATTTTAACTGGGTTGGAACAGGCTCAGGTATTAATTATGTTTATTTACCTGATGCTGAGGAATTAAACGGAGTTGCTTATCAAATGCAAGTCTCTGAATCTTATACAAGTGGAAGAGAAATTGTATTAGTTCCTTCAGGATCGCAAACCATTGAAAAGAAACTTTATCCATCAGGTTCAGTTATATTGACTGTAACAGAATCAATGTATGAATTTAAAGCAGTAAATGGTGAATGGTTAAGCACTATTAAACCACAATCAGGTAGTATTAATCCCCCAAGTAGAGGCTCGTATATATCAATATATAGTACTTCAAGTGATGCTATAAACATTGCCAATAGTGTGTTTACTGCTTCATTTACTACGGTTGATTTTTCTAATGATATTTCATTAATAAGCGGTTCACAATTAACTCCCACTTATCCTGGGGTATATGATATCCAATTTAGTGCTCAATTAGACAAAACAAATTCAAGTAATACTACTGTTTATATATGGATATCCCGAAATGGAATAGAAATACCTGATTCAAATACCTCAATAGCTTTATTTGGAGGATCTAATGAAGCAGCAGTAGCATCTTGGAATTGGTTTGTAACTGCCTCAGTTGGTGATTATTTTTCAATCAATTATGGCGCTACAGGTACTAATGCAATTATACCTTATGTAACTGGTACATTAGGACCTAATATTCCATCTTGGATTGTAACAATGAATGCAGTAAATTAAAATATTTAGTCGTATGGCTGTAGTAGTAGAAGTAGAAATTGGTAGCAAAAAAGCTTTAGGATCGTTAAATGATCTTAAATCTGCTGCAACCCAATTAGAAGATAAATTAAGTCAAACCGAATTTGGTACTGCTGAATTTGGTAGATTAGCTAACCAATTAAAAGGTGTAAGAAGTCAATTAAAAGACTTTGACTTACAATTAGAAGGATTAGATAAAGAACAACGTGCAACTGCATTAGTTGATACCTTTAGTGGTTTAACAGGTGCTGTAGGTGCAGTCTCATCTGCGTTTTTAGCATTTGGAGCCAATAGTGCTGCTATTGAAGATGCTGAAAAAAAATTATTAGGTGTAATTGGTGTTGTTTCAGGATTACGAGATGCATCAAACGGTTTAGTTGCCGCTGGTAAATTATTTGGTTCTACATTTGATAAATTAGGAGATACACTTAAAGCAGGATTTCAAGCAGGTGCTACAGGGGCTCAAACATTTAAAGCAGCATTATTAGCAACAGGAATTGGAGCAGCAATAACTGCTGTAGGATTTCTTGTTGCCAATTTTGATGAATTAACAGGTGTAACTGAAGAAGAAGCTAAAGCTACTAAAAAAGCAGCAGCAGAACGAAAAGCAGCCAATGAAGAGCTAAAACGTCAAAACGAATTTATTGGTAAAGAATCTTCTGAATTTGTAACTTTAATAACTCGTTTAAAAGAAACCAACGCAGGTTCAAAAGAACGTAGTAGTTTAATTAAACAAATTAATACTGAGTATGGGACTACCCTTAAAAATCTTAGTGATGAAGAAGCATTCCAAGCATCCTTAAATAATGAAATAAAAAATTATATTGAGTTTCAAAGACAAAAATATACTCTTCAAAAGAATGATGAATTAATCCAGAAAAACTTAGCTAAACAAGAAGAAAGTCGAACCAAATTAGCTAAAGCACGTCAAGAAGCACAAGATTTAGTTGATGCAGGTGTACGTAAAAGTGTAGAAGATGCTTTATCATATCGTGAAGATTTAAGAATTATAATTAAACGAGAAGAAGAAGAATTAGCTAAAGCAGAAAAACGTTTATTAAGCTATGGTGGTGCGGCAAATGAGGCTTCAAATAAAGTTAATGAATTAACTAATAATGGAAAAAAGTTTGTAAAACAAACTGATAATACTAAAACATCAACTGATAAAGTAACTGATGCTTTAGCTAAACAACGTGAAGAACTACAAGCTAAATTAGATTTGGACTTAGCAGCTAATGAAGCAGCAAAACAAGCAGCATTAGTAGCAGCTAAAACAGCTGATGAACGCATTACAATTGAAAGAGATTTTACTCAAAAAGCAATTACATTAAGAGAAAAATTTACTAATGATATATTTAATGCTACTAAAAAGGAAGAACAAAATAAAACTCAGTTAAATGCTGATCTTAAAAATTTAGATAATGAAAGGATAGCAGCTGAAACTGAAGCGAATAATGAATTAGAAGCATTAGCAGATCAACGTACTGAAGCGCTTAAAACGCGTGAAGAAGCATTTTTAGCACTCTCGTCACAATTAGGTCAAGAAGCTGCTACTAACGTTTTAAATGCAATTCAAAATCAAATTGATGCAGTTGAAACAACCACAATAGAGGGAGTTGAAAAATTACGTCAATTGCAAGCACAATTAATTGAACAAGAACGTGCTAAAGCATTAGCTGCAAACGAACAAGCTAAAACTGATAGATTAACAGCTTTACAATCTCAGTTAGATGCAGAGTTAGAATTATATGTTGGAAATGAAGCTAAAATTGTTGAATTAAGAGCATTATATACTACTCAAGCAGAAGCTGTAACCCAACAAGCAGCAGATAATATTGTTGATATAAATGAAACAGCAAATGCTAAGATTGTTGCTAATGATAAAGAAACAGCAGAACAAAAAACAGCAATACAAAAAGCATCATTTGATGCTATTGTTGCATTTGCTAATACTACAATAAACGCATTAGACGGATTAGCAGAAGAAGGAACTAAAGCACAAAAGGCAGTTGAAATATCTAAGATTTTAATTTCAGCAGCTACAAGTGCATTCCAAGCATTTGCACAAGCAACTGCATTAATTCCACCTCCAGCAGGTCAAATTGTTGGTGCTGCATTAGCTGCAGTAATTGGTGCAGGTGCGGCTAAAGCAATTGCCAATGTAAATAAAGTACAAGTTGGTGGTGGTGGTGGTGGAACCGGAAATTTAGGAGTAACTGGTGGAGGTGGAACTGGAGGTGGAGGGAATACCCCATTTATTAATGCCCCAGGATTTGGATTAGGTGGTAGTAACCAACCATTACCTACATTTGGAGGTATGACTCAAGGAGCAGTAGGTGATACTGGTGGAATTGTTAAAGCGTATGTATTAGCAGGTGATGTTACTTCTGCCCAAGCAGCTAATGCAAAATTACAACAAAGAAGAACTTTATAATAAAAATATGAAAATAGTAGAACTTAAAATCAATGATTCATTATTAGCCGGTGTTGACGCTGTAGCATTAGTTGAATCTCCAGCAATTGAAGAAGATTTTGTAAAATTCAGTAAGGTTAATATGGCCGAAATGACTTACAATGATTATCCTCAAGCAGCTATTGATGCAGCTAGACGTGGAATTGAATTAAACGAGAAAAATAATAATAAATGTGCTACTCAAGTAGGTAAAGTACGAGCACAGCAATTAGTAAATGGTGAAAATTTATCACTTGATACTATTCAACGTATGCGCTCGTTCTTAATCAGACAAAAAGGCAATTATGAATTAGCTACTCGTAGAAAAGATTATAATGCTTGTGGATATATTTCATATTTGTTATGGGGTGGAGAAGCAGCATTACCTTGGGCTGAAAAGAAATTACGTCAAGCAGGAATGGAATTTAAATTTGCTGTTTACAATAATGAAGGTCTGTTAGAAGAATATGCTGAAATAGGTCCTCGTGGTGGAATAAAAGAATCACCTAAAGCACCCAAATCAGATACTCCAAATCCTAATCCAAAAGGTGAGGGTACAGCAAAAGGAGATGCTGGAACTACTCGTGGTGCTGAAGTAGATAAAGAAACAGAAGAAGCACTACAGAAAAAAGCAGATGAATTTAATGAAAAATATAAAGATAAATTAGGATATGGTGCTAATGTTGGTGCATTAAAATCTGTTTATCAACGAGGTTTAGGCGCATATAACACATCTCGTTCACCTGAAGTAGCAGCTCGTGGAGGTGCAAAACAATGGGCTATGGCACGTGTAAATGCGTTTTTATATTTGTTAAAAGAAGGTAGACCGCAGAATAGAAAATATACTACTGACTTTGATTTGTTACCTACTGATCATCCTAAACGTGAAAATTTTAATGAGTATTTAATTGAAGAAATTATAAAAGATTCATTAAATTTAAATGTATTTGGTTATCCAACTGAATATTTTTACATGTGCCCAGGTGCTAAAGCAACATTTGAACATTTAATATCTATGGAAGTAGACGAAGATACTAAAGGTATGATTCGTTCTGCAGCATTAATAGCAGATAATGTTTTTGATTTAGAAGAAGACATAATTGAAAAAGGTATAGCTACACCTGAGGATGTTGAATTAGCATCTATTTTAATTTCTGATTTTAAAGATTTGATGTTAGAAATTGATGAAATTACAGGTATGACACATGATGTATCTTATATGGACGAGCATTTAATGAAAATTAAAGCTTATTTACCTACAGAAGATTTTGAAATTAACGTATCTGGTTTACCTAATTACATCAATGAAGCTTCTACTGGTGGTCGTAAAAAAGATTTATTTGCTGCATTAAAAGAAAAGCAAATGTTAATGGGTCCATTAATGACACCAATGAAACTTATTCCTCGCAAAGACGAAAAAACAGGTGAAGAATATAAAGTTTATTTTACCGCAGATACTATTGAAAAAATTGCTTATAAAATGATGGAAGATAAATTAACTGATTCAGTTAATATTGAACATGATGGAGCAAAAAGAGTAGATGGAGTATATCTTGTAGAAACCTGGATTGTTAAAGATCCAGAAAATGATAAATCAGTACTTTATGGATACAAACCAGTTATAGGACAATGGTTTGGAATATATAAAATTAGTGATGGTAGAGTATGGAATGAATTTATTAAAACCGGTAAAGTAAAAGGATTTTCTGTTGAGGGTTATTTTACAAATAAAATTTTAACAAATAAATAACATGCCATTACCTAAAAGAACTCCTAAAGAAACTAAAGACGAATTTATTGCTCGTTGCATTAACGATCCAAAATTAAAATCTGAATTTCCAGATTCAAAACAACGAGCAGCAATTTGTTATATGCAAGCTAAAAAATAGCACTCTAGTATAATATGTATTAACACAAATATTAATTTACATTAATAAAACAATTTAAATATGAACAAAGAAAGACTAAAGGAGCTTGTTAAAGCTCATTTCAATTTGGTTGATTCTGTTCCTTCAAAAGAAACATTTGGTGAAATTTACGATGAAAACAAAGCATTTAAAATTGTTTTCCCTGGTGATATTTTGAAAGTAGGTGATGAGGTTAAAGTCGTAACTGAAGAAGGACAAGAGTCATTAGCCCCAGATGGCTATCACAAATTGATCGATGGAACTATGATTAAAACAGAAGGTTCATCAGTAGTAGAAATCGTTTCTCCTGAAGGGAAAAAAGAAGAAGAAATGGCTGCTGAAGACGGTTTAGGTGCTGTTGAAGATGAAGAAAAAGCTGCTGTTGAAGCTGCTTTCGCTGCTGATCCTGCAATTTCACAAGTTGAAGGAACTACTCCTCAAAACGCTGTAACTGTAACTAATGTACCAGTATCTGAATTAACAGGTCCTGTTGATACTGAAGCTAAAGTAGAAGCTGAAGAAATGATGAAAAAAGTAAAAATGGCCATTGACGAAGAGATTGCTTCTGCAGTTGCAGGTATCAAAGAAGAAATGGGCAAAATGAAAGAAAAATTGGAAGCTATTGCTGCTGCTCCTGCTAAGGAAAAAGTAACTATGGGTTCTAAAACTGAAAAATTTTCAGCTGAATCACTTCAATCTAAACAAATGAAAGTGATGGCTGAATTGCTTAAAAACAAAAAATAAACAAAAATCCAAAACAATTAAATAACTAAAATTATGTCATTAAACGTACAAGCCCTTAGTGATTTCAACAACCAGATTGCTGGTGAGTTGATTATCAAAATGGTTTATGCTGGTTCAACAATGGAATATATTACTATCCAAGAAGGAGTAAAATACCAAGAGCCAATTAACCTATTCGAAGTTAGCCTTTACATGCAAAATGGTACTTGTGTATCTACAGCATCTGGTTCAGCTACCTTCTCTCAACGTACTATCGAAGTATGTCCACGTACATCTTTCGATGCTTTGTGTTTGAAAGATCTAGATAAGAAATACTTAGGTATCTCTGCTCTTGCTCCAGGTTCATACAACGAAACATTCGCACTTGCAACTCAATACTCTGAGTTAATTGTTAATCAATTCCAAAAAGCAAACGACCAATTCTTGTGGTTACAACAATCTGGTTCAGCTTCTACTTACGGTGGAACTTGTGCTGTTAATGGATTGAATCGTATCATCACAGGTTCAACTTCAGGTGTTGTTCCTTTCCCTGCTAACGCTGCTTCTTGTTCAGCTGCAAACATCTTAACTCAAATGGATGGTATGATCGCCACTTCATCTGCTGATGTTGCTGATCGTGAAGACTTAACTTTCTTCATGAGTGTTACTAACTTCCGTAACTACTTGACTGGTCTTCGTTTAGCTAATAATTTCTACTTTGACCCATCTTCAGTAACTAACCGTGGTGGTTTGTATGAAATGCAATATCCATTCCAACCAAATATCAAAGTTGTTGGTACAGTAGGTCTACAAGGTTCAAATCGTATTGTTATGGGTCCTGCTAAGCAAATCGTTGCTGGTACTGACTTGTTGAGCGACTTCACAGAATTCCAATTGTGGTATGATATCAACACAGATACTTTACGTCACCGTGTATCAACTAAATTAGGTGTTAACATTGCTTACCCTGAATTCTGGGTATCTAATGATCTTGCCTAATTTTATAAAAATTATTAATTTAACAGATAAAATATAAAATTATGGCTTGTGATATAACCTCAGGATTTCAACTTGGATGCCGCGATAATACCGGTGGTCTAAAAGCTATTTATATTCTTTCTGGTTCAATTAGCAGCATTACCGGATCCCAGGGTTTAATCACTGGGATTACTGGTTCTGGAACTTTTTACCAATTCCAATTATTTAGACAAACATCTAACTATAGTGAAGAATTAGTAGCAACTCCTGAAAATGGAACTATCGTTTACAATCAATCTGCAAACGCTGTGTTTTTCAAAATGCAAACAGCTACTCGTAACCAAATAAGAGTATTAGCACAAAACCCTAACTTAAAAATCGTTATCGAAACACAAAACGGTAGTGAAACAGGAGCTGCTCGTTGGTTCTTAATGGGACAAGTAAATGGCGCTCAGTTGTTGAGTGGAACCAGTCAAACTGGTACTGCATTCAGCGACTTGAACGGATATAACTTAGTATTCTCAGGAAATGAACCAAATCCAGCATCTGAAGTTAGTGGCTCTGCTACTACATTCAGCAGCTCGTTAAGCGGTATTAATATTGTTACTTACGCTTAATATTTAATTAATCAAACCAAAATGAGGGGGTACGAAAGTATCCCCTTACTTGGGCGAAAAATAGAAAAGATGCTTCAATTTGACCGTTCGTTACCCACAAATTCAAACGCTGTCTATCCTACTAATACAGCATCTCTTGGGACAACTCAAGTATTATTAGAATTTACTCAATCATACGATTTATCTAAGACTTCTAACGTTGTTGCAACTTTATTAAATACTGTAGGACCAACAAATCCTTGGTTAATTTTCCAAATAACTGGTTCCTCAGTTCCAACAGCATCTGGGCAATATAATGTTGATATTTGGCAGTTTACTCAAGCAAGTAACTTAAATACTTGGATTAACCAAAACACATTATGGGCTAATACAAATTCTACTTGGGCTGGAGTTGGTGCATATGTTAAAACAACTTTATTGTCAACTGATAGAGCATATATAAGTGGTAGTAACGAGTACAGTATTACACAATATTTATTACCATCAGATGGTGGTACTTATACTACTTATAATCATCCATAATAATGAGTGAAAATAAAAAATACACATTCAAAACTATTCCTCGAAATAACGATACTAATGCCCGTATTAGTTTAGTTGAGCGAAAAAATCAATTTTATATTAGTTTTGGTTCCGATAATGGATTCCCAACTAGATTGATTGATTTAATGAATTATTCGTCAATACACGGTACTTGTATAAATGCTACTGTTGAAGCAATTATTGGTAATGGTTTAACTTCAGATCAACCTGAAACATTAGATTTTGCAAATTCCGAAGGTGAATCTTGGAATAGTATATTTAAAAAAGTAGCTAAAGATTTAAAATTATTTGGTGGTTTTGCTTTAGAAACAATTTGGTCTAAAGATAGAACTAGAATTTCTGAAGTTTATCACATTGATTTTTCTTATTTAAGAGCTAAAGAAAAAAACTTACGTGGTAAAGTACCTGGATATTACATTTGGGACGAATGGAATGGAGTTAATGCTTATGTAAATCAGTCATTAGAAGATATTCCATATCTCCCAGTTTATAATCCACTTAAAAAAGACGAAGAACCATCTCAAATTTACGTTTATTATTCATATCGTCCAGGTATGAAATATTATCCATTACCTGATTATGTTGGTGCATTAAAAGTAATTGAATTAGATGCTCAAGTAGATAATTTCCACTTAAACAACATAACTAATGGTGTAGTACCTTCAATCGCAATAACAACGTTTACTAACGCGAATGAGGAAGAAAGAGAAGCAATTGAGATAATGTTGCGAAATCAATATGGAGGAACAGAAAACGCGGGTTCACTCATTTATATGGACGTTGATAGTCCTGAGAATGCACCACAAATTACTCCTATTCAATCAAATGGTACTGATGAGTATTATACAACTATAAATGATTTAGTAACACAAAAAATATTAACTGCTCACCGAATTACCTCTCCTATGATGTTAGGTATTAAAACTGAAGGTCAATTAGGTGGTAGACAAGAAACAATAGATGCCTATTTATTATTCACAAATACTGTAGTTAAACCATTCCAACAAGCAATCTTAGATTGTTTTGATGAAATTTTTAAAATTAACTATGGCAATGATTATATTTTAGGTGTTGAACAACTTAAATTATATTCTGACGGTAAAGAAGAAGTAGACGTTGTAGTAGGTCAAAATGCTGAAGTAGGAGAAGATAATTTACTAGAAGCTGAAATTGAAAGAGCTGATCGCTTAAACGATCCTAA